AATACATTGACAAGCTCGCACAATAGTCTATAATAAGATATTATGTTTGAAAAATACAAAGATGGAGATCTTATCACTCTTAAACTGGCTTCAGGGGAAGAGGTCATAGCGAAATACAAAGGCAACGACGACTCTAGCGTGAGCATAGAGAAGGCACTCGTGCTGATGCAGGGACCTCAGGGCCTGGCGTTTGGCACGTTTTTCTCCACTGCCAACCAGGACGAGGTGATCATGATATCAAAACTGCAGATCATATCCATCGCGTACATCAACGACAAGATCGAGGGCGAGTACAAACGTATCTTTTCAACGATCAAGACCGTTGACAAGCCCAAGATAATCACATGAGCCAGCACTTCGACAAACACAAGAAGAGCCTGACCGCATTAGTGGACACGTCGGAGGCCATGCTGAACGCCATGGAGCAACACGGTGTTGACCCAGAGACGGTGAGCAACAGGCCGGAATTTTCCGTGCTGATACACTTTCTCAAGAGCATCATCGACGGCGAGTTAAATATACCCAACGAGCTGACGGATCGCATCAGGGAAGAAGCGTTCCAACACGAACTTGACCAGAAGATCAACAAGAGGTTGAACTGATGTCAGAGAGGACTGCAAGACTTTCATCCCTCTATAAAAATTCTGCAAGTCATCAAAGGAGAGACACAAGATGACTTACTACTCAACTAAAACATACGGACACAACATAGGATTGGCCTGTGTGTTCAGACAACCCAACGCAGATCACTCACACTGCCACTTGCTACATGGCTACAGCCTGGCGTTCAGATTCACGTTTGGATGCAACGAACTGGACAACAAGAACTGGGCTGTGGACTTCGGCGGACTCAAACCACTCAAGAAATGGTTGGAGGATCACTTCGACCACAAGACCGCAGTGGACAAGAACGATCCACACCTGGACAAACTGAAAGAACTGGAGAAACACGACCTCGCAGAGATCGTGGAGTTCGACGGTGTTGGTGCCGAGATGTTCGCCAAACACGCATTTGATTTCGCAGACAAATTGATCAAAGAGCAGACCGATGGCAGATGTTTCGTGGAGAGTGTGGAGTGCATGGAACACGGAGCCAACAGTGCCATCTACAAAAGACAAGAATAGATACCTAGACGAAAAATTAGAAGTTGGACTGGTGAACATGTCCTACACTGTGCGGATCTACGACACACCGTTAGGACAGAGATGGCTACGAGCCCTCAAAGACAATTTACGAGAAAAAAGAATACTAGAAAAAAATTTTTGTTTCCTTGGGTTTGCTGATTCACAAAGGAATTTGTCATTCCTGGTGAATGAATTAAACCTATATATAAGACAGATAAATTCATTCAGTTTCTCCAAGGTCTATCCTAAGATAGATTATTTTGTGGAAGGTGATTTCCAACACAGCGATCAGTTGCCTATAGGGTACGACCTGCCTGGACTTAGCCTAAACCATGAATCGTGTAACTTACTACACAAATATTTTGAGGATCTACAAGGAACGGTATGGGAACTTTCTCCTTACTACCTAGAAGCAGACCATGACACCAAGTATGCTATCAGACAATTGAACAACATCTGCCATGAGATCGAAGGATGGGTTACTGCCTACAGGAAAAAACAATACGCACCAGAATGGGTGAGACCGTCCCAGATAACTACATTTTTAAACGCACCGAGATACGACCTGCAGGATCACGATTACGAACTGTTCAAAAAGAATAGATTTGACCGTGAACTGGGAGGAGTGTATCTACATTGGTCACAGATAGGAAAGACATTGTTTGAAGTTTTCAGAGACGAGAAAGGAGCCAAGTTGGACGAAGTGACTTGTTCCGCCATATCACACCAAAAGTTCTATTCCGGTGAGTTCGATATAGAGTGGGGACAAAGCATCACCGAGGACAAACATGACTTCAAGAAACTTGAAATGGATCCATTCAGAGCATGGCTCGAGGAGAATGGATTCTCATGGGAGGATCCTAAACTGTCTTTGGGCTACATCAAACTAGGACAGGTGGATCTTCACGAAAGTTTTGGAACAGACGAATTCCTGCAGATTTATGACCAACTCAGCAACAATCTAGATATAAGTTACATAAGCACTGGTGATTTGATTTCTGATTTTCCTTACACTTTAGAAAGCGATGATTGGAAAAACATCCAGATGCAGAGTTTGAAAAGAGGATTTGATAAATGAACCATGTGGTATGTGTGAAGTGGGGGAACAAGTATGTGCCAAAATACGTCAACGTGCTTAACAGCATGGTCAGGCGGCACACCACGGTGTCCTACCAGTTCCACTGCCTCACCGATGATCCCACTGGTCTGGACGCAGACATCAACGTGGTGAGACTGCCCAAGGATCCCTGGATAAAATCATGGTGGAGCAAACTGTGGATGTTCGCACCCGAGATGCCGATAAAGGGCAACATTTTATTCTTTGACCTTGACGTGGTCATATTCGACAACATAGATCCCCTGTTCACGCACGATGCTGGCAAGTTCATGATAATAAAGGACTTCAACAGGTGCAGGATCAAAGACTGGAAATTGAGTAACTCAAGTTGTATGCGCTGGGAGTCAGGAAAACTCAATTACCTTTGGACGGAATTCAAGGACAGATCCGCACAGATCATGCAACAGAACCACGGTGACCAGGACTGGATCACGAAAAGGGCCGACAAAGATATAACATGGTGGCCAGAGGAATGGATACGATCATACAAGTGGGAGATGGTGGGTCTCAAAGACACCAAACTGATCACCAAGGATGGCAAGAAATGGTTCCGCACACCAGCCAAGATAGAGCCTGGAAATCGGGTGGCAGTTTTCCATGGTCTACCAAACCCCATGGAGTGTGCTGACCAGTTCGTTATTGACAACTGGAAGTAGTCATCCTATAATAAAGCATGAGCATAGGGGAGAAAAAGTTTTACGAAGCCGCCAAGATCAAGCGTGTGAGGGCACACCTAGACGAGATACCCGAGGACTGCGGCTACGAGAAGAAGTTCCGCTACAACATCGACATGAACAGCAACGGCATCATGGGCGACTGCATCGAGTGGTGCCAGGTCAACTGTGAAGGCAAGTGGGGATGGTGGTTCGAGAACAAGAACCTGTACGACGAGCAATGGCACAACTGGGAGGAACAGGACGCCTACATGAGCTTCCAGAAGAAGAGAGACGCTTCCCGATTCTGGCTGGCCATCGGAGTCAACAACATGGGCAACAGGTAAGCATAATTACTAGTATGAAACCATTCGAGATAACAGACGCGGCAAAACAACAGATGGAGCGACTGCTGTCAAAGAACCCTGACAAGTACGCGGTCAGCCTGGCGGTGCTGGGTGGTGGCTGTGCGGGCTTCAAGTACGAGTGGGGGTTTGCTGAAAGTCGGGAAAGTGTGAACAAGGGAGATCACCTGGAGGACTGGGGCACGGGACGTTTCGTTGTGGACGAGACATCAATGCTGTATGTGATAGGAACCAAGATAGACTGGATCGAAGAGACGTTTGGCTCACAGTTCGAGATAAGCAATCCAAATTCGACCTCCGCGTGTGGTTGTGGAGAGTCTTTTGGCATCTGATGGACACCGCTTTCATAATAGGCAACGGTGAGTCAAGAAATATTTTTCCAATAGATAATCTAAAAGGCAATGGCGTGGTGTATGGCTGTAACGCCATCTACAGGGATCACCCTGATCTCTGTGACCACATCGTGGCCGTCAATGCAGAGATGCACGAGGAACTAAAACAGTGGCACGAGACCGCAGACAACAACACACAGATACAAGGCATAGATGACATCAGCAGGTGGAACTACATCTGCGAAGGTGACGATGAGAATTATGTGCCCAAGGGATTGAAACTTTACAGGATATGGCGTGGTGGTGATGTCAAGAAAGGTGGCAAGATCAAGACCAACGACTTCAGCAAGGCCCGGGGCTCTGGTTGTAGTGCGGTCCTAATGGCGGCCGAGTCCGGCATACGGAATGTGGTCATACTGGCGTTTGACATCATGGGTGCGCAACAGTGGGAGATGGAGATTCCCAGCAGGATACAGAACAACATCTACAAAAACACGCCCAATTATCCCGACAGGGCCAGCATGAAGGCATACCTCAAGTACGAATGGATGTATCAACTGAGACAGACTTTCCGCAGGTTTCCCAACACTAACTTCTATTTCATAAATCGCCGTGAATACCTACACGGCAATCCGTTCCTGAGATGGTACTTCGACCAACCAAATATAAAGTGTGGTATCTACGCGGACCTACAGAGATGGATCACGGGCGAGCGTGACGACATCCGCTGGACAAAACTATAGGGTCTTGGAACTGCTGGCGTCCAGTTGGTAGATCCGCCTCATCTTGACGCCCACTGACTGGGCGAACTTCTTGGAATCACAGAGGTGGCAAACGTGTTTGAAATCGTTGGATGCCCTCTGTACATCTACCCTTGATTTTGGTCTCATGAACACGACGGAACAAGCATCGCATCTGAACACGTATATGGTGTATCTGCGTCGGAAGGTGTGTGGCACCCCTAGTTTGCTCTCCCTCTTGTGTAACCTGAGCGTTTTCAGGGTCTCTATGAACATATTCGTATTTAATAAATACTAGTAATCAAATTATGGGCCAACTAACTATAGACACAGGAACAGCGGGAAATCCAGCAACGGGCGATACCTTACGTACCGCTATGACGAAAGTCAACACCAATTTCACTGAGGTGTACGCTTCGTTGGCGGGTGCGGGACTGGGCGGCAACCTGACCACGCCGTTCACGAACGGTGACCTGGTGATACAGCCCAACGGAACAGGATCCATAGAGATAGATCAACTAAAGATAGACAGTTCATCGATAACCTCCATAGGCACGAACTCTGACATCTCAATTACACCCAACGGCACGGGCAACATAGTTTTAGATGCCATCACATTGGCCGACAACAAGATCACCACCAACAGGTCAAACGACAACCTCATTTTGGCCGCAAACGGCACTGGGGGGATTGTGGTTGCTGAAAGTTCAGATAAACTAGGGTTCTTCGGGACCACGCCTGTGGCACAACAGTCGGCGATCGCTTTCGATCCAGCAGGCAACGATGGATCGACCGTCGAGGACCTAAGGACAACCATCAACAACATACTAACAGTTTTAAGGAACTATGGCTTGATAGCCTCGTAGATATAAAAATGGCACAGACAGTACTAAACGTAGGATCTAACGCAAACGACGGCACAGGCGACACGCTGAGATCAGCCATGATCTCCATCAACTCCATGTTCACGGAGTTGTACGCGGCATCACCGGTGACATCACAGATCACCATCACCGGCAACGAGATACTGGCCAACCAGTCAAACGCCAACCTCAAACTCTCAGCGTCAGGCACGGGCGTGATAGAGCTGGAGGGCATACAGATCCGAGACAACCACATAGAGGGTACCAGATCCAACGAGGACCTGTACCTCACGGCATCGGGCACTGGCAACATCATCCTAGACGGCATCAGGATCAACGGCACCACGCTCAGCGCGGATGACAGCAGTTCGATCAAGATCGCGGAGACGCTACAGGTCAACACCATAGAGTCGGATGACTCTTCACAGATACAGATCAACGACAGCATCGGTGTAGCGGGCACAGTCAACGCCACCACGGTGTCAGCACCCACACTGGACGTCAACACCATCAACAGCGTGGACTCATCACAGATAGTGATCACGGATTCCGTCAAGGTCACGGGCACACTGGACGCCGCCACCATAGAGGTCAACAACATCAGCAGTGCGGACAGTTCCGCCATACAGATCAATGACAGCGTCAACATATCAGGCACACTGCAGGCCACCAACATCGAAGGCATAAGTGTCTTGTCATACGGAGACGTGCTTGACGGCACAGTGACGACTTCAAGTTCAGCAACCACCAACATCGACACCTTTGACGCTGGATCCTACAGGGCCGCGAGATATGACATCGTCGAGTCTGACAGCACCAATGGCAAGTACACCCTACACACAATAAACCTAATACATGATGGCGATGACGCAGACTTGACCCACACCACAGTCAGTTCGGGTTCATTTGATTCCACTCTGGATGGCCTTGGTTCGACTTTCTCCGCGGACATAGACAGCGGCAACGTGAGGCTGAGGGTCACCCCACTGTCCAGTGACAGCACCACCTTCAAGTTCATCAAGACCATCATAGACGTGTAACAAATCACATCAGGTTTATAAAATACTTGCTAAATATACCTACAAACTAGGAGATTTACACCAATGGCAAGACAGACCATCAACATAGGATCAACAGCAAATGACGGCACGGGTGATCCGTTAAGGACCGCATTCGACAAAATCAACGACAACTTCGCAGAATTATACG